AGGCAGGTGCGTGTAGGGTCGGCGTTCTTGGGGACGGTTTTGCGTTCGATGTGGTCGGACGCGCCCGTGTCCGCCGAGCCTTTCGCCTTGTTGAATTGGATGCTTATGTATCCCATTTTTGTCTTTTATTTTTATAGGTTCTACAAACTTGTTTGTTCATTCCCGTCCGTTGCGGTCGTGCCGCATGAAAACGGGGGTGTCCAGAGGGGGTAACCCCTTCGGCTCATTGGGGCGTTTTTAGCATTAGCGCAGCGGTGCGTGAAGAAAACGCCCTAATGAGCTATGGCTTTTCCGTTCCTCAAAATCCGCTGCGCTGTCGGTGGTCGCCGGATGTCTTTCCTCTTTCGCCAGCTTGGGATGGCATGTCATGCCGCCATGTCGGTATGTCACCATAGTTTCGTGCCGTCATGTTGCCATGCCTGCTTGTCGGCATGATGGCATGTCGGCATACGTAATACCTGCTGGGGGCATCCAGCCGTTTTCCCCACGGACTTGTTGACGGGTGTAAAAGCGTTGAAGTGTTGAATATGACACATAATACATTGGTATATTGTTTGATACGCGCTCAACTTGTCCTCAACAAACGCATGATGCCCAACAAACGGCAACGAAAAGAAGAAGTGAGGGCAGAACCGAATGTTGCCTTGTTCCTTCTTCATCGTCCGTTGGGCGTTGTTGGTATTCTGTTGAGTCTGTATATTGCTATATATCAACATTCTATTATATATATTCAACAATTCAACAGAATATCACAGGCTTTCCTGCAGTCCCTTGGTTACGGTGTAATACCTGCCTACTCCCTTGCGTGGCTGATAGCGTCCCTCGCCGCCATACACGTAGGTGGTATAGGTAAGCCCGTTGGGTGCAGGGGACAGCTTCCAGCATTCCTGCACCACTTTCCGCACCTGCAGCTTCTCCGCCTTGACCTGCGAACACAGCAACAGGGGGATGATGTCATGCAGGCAGAATGACACCGTTTCCATCTCCATCTTCGCCATGATGTCGAGTAGCAAGTCCGCCATTTCTATTTCGAGGCGGTTGCAATTACTGCAGATAATCTTCCGCAAGGCTTCCGTTTCTATTTGCTTCGGTGAAAACCACATACGGCTTTCTTTTTTCGTTGCCAGCGTCCTGTGCTGCAAATGATACAGGAAAGCCGGGATTTCATCTTTCAGCTTTTGCAGGAAGTCGGTGTCGTCACACTGCAACCGCTCTATCTTGCGTACCCAATAGCGTGTCTCGCCTGCGTCGATGATGACGGGCAGATGCTCGTTGTTGGAACACAACACGAACTTGGCGAAGAAACCGATTTCGTTACGGTCTTTGCCCTTGGCTTCCACCTTGTAGGAAAGTGTAGTGCTGAGGTTCTTCAGACGTTCGCTGTCCTCCCTGCGGTTGAGCAGTACTTCGTCCACCATAATGAGCAGCTTCCCTGCCCAATCGGAATTGAACTGGCTGCGGAAGTCCTCGTTGGTGTTGAACGTCACGTTGTCTTGGAAAATGGCTTTCAGGAAGTTGAGGAACGTGCTTTTGCCCGTGTTCCGTTCTTCGGACACGAGCAACAGGATAGGAAGTTTCTGAATAGGATAAAGGTAGAGCAACTGCATGTAGTCCATGCCCAACTCGTATTGTTCTCCGAAGATATGCTCCACTAACGAGCGGATGCAGGGGAAACTGCCCTCCTGCGGTCGGTGTCCTATCGGCTCATAGAGATTGAGGAACTTTCCGACAACGGGCTTGTAGCCCACATGGTCGGGGACGGTACAGAAACCGTCATACTTCGGCACGGTAGCCATGCGGTCTTTGCCGTAGTCCTGCCGCAAGGTCTCGGAGTTCCATGCGATGCGTTTCTTCACACAGCCCCCGTCAATCAGCGGCTGGTCAACAATCTTGTAGAGGGTAGTTCCCACACGGATGAATTCGTCTTGTTCTACCATAGGTTTTGCTTGGTTTTATGTCGCCGACAGCAGTGTCGGCAACGGGTTAAACAATCGGGCGCAAAGTTATGGTGTGACACATAAAACACTGATACGTAAAATGAAGCAAAACGGTGCAATCGTAACAAGCAGGCAAAAAAATGCAGAAAATCGCATAAGGGAAAGGGGCTGGAAAGAAAAAAGAAAGCCCGAAGAAGCATGGCATCGTCACTTCTTCGGGCGGTTAGCGTAGGTACGTACCCACGCTCTAACACTCGAGCATCGGTCTGTTCATTGACACCCACAGGACTTGTCTTTCTTTTTGCCCGTACAACCTTTCCAACAGGGCTTTGCGTACCCTTCTCGCGCATGGGGTGTTGATGCGGAATGCGAGTGCCACGACCATAGACAGGGCATACACGTCCATGCCGTAGCCATCGGGCAAACGGATATACCGTTCTGCCTTATGTTGTTTCAGCACTCCACTCTTATATATGGCGCGAATAGCTGTACGGAGTGTCGGGGCGATTGTACCAAACAATGCGGACAGTTCTGCCTCCGTCATCCATACATTTGTAGAAGTGGGTATCGTCACTCTACCGTACTCGTTCATCGTAATAATGTCCCGTTCCATAATCAAGCGGTTATATGGCGAAACGTCCGCTTATTTTGTTCTCAAAGGCGGAAATGTCGCTGTTTAGTTTCGTGTTCGTTACCTTGGCATAAATCTGCGTGGTCTTGATGTCCGTATGTCCGAGTATCTTGCTCACGCTTTCTATCGGCATACCGTAGTTCAATGCCATGACAGCAAAGCTGTGGCGGCTGAGGTGAAAGGAAACCGGCTTCTCAATGCCGCACTTCCTTGCTATGCTCTTTATGCGTTTGTTCACCATGTCAAGTGAGCCTATGTTGAACAGTCTCTTGTCTTTTCGGAACGGTTCATAACGCTTGATTATCTGCATCGGAATATCCATCAGCTTGACTTGGAACGGGACACCTGTCTTTTGCCGTTTCGACACAATCCACAGCGCACCGTTTATTTCCACGACATTGTCAGTCGTGAGGTTCTTGATGTCTATGAACGATATGCCCGTCCAGCATCCGAACAGGAACAAGTCCCTTGCCAGTGCGAAGTTAGGATTCTCCAGTTTGATTGCGCCCAATGCCTGAAGTTCCTCTTCCGTCAGGAAGCCGCGCTCCTTGTGGTCGGGGTCAACGTGGTACATTGCAAACGGGTTTCT